ATAAAACAATAGAACAACTTACAAAGCCCTTCCAATGATTTGGGGGTGCAAAAGTCCTTCAAGGTTTTGAGACTGAACGATTGGTTTGCGTTTGTGAGCTTTTCAAACATGAGCAATGCGTGCACGTTGAAACCAATAACGTAATCCGTTTCTCTGATTTTCAGAGTCGTGTAATTCTTTTTCATATAAACTATTTTTTGAGTTAATAAAAAAGTGACCCAAGGGACTTTCCCTCGGTCACTCATATAATACTCGGATTTGGATTCAAAACCAAACCAATCACCCAATTTTTTTTCTTAGGCGGGTAATGTCTTTGCCTTTGAAATCTTGCCAACTCCCTCAAATTCAACACTAAACGTGCAATTATCGCCGCTCTGTGCGCTTAATTCCAATGAAGTAATAATTACCTTACCCGTTCTAATTGTGGATTGCGTGGGAGTATTTGCGCTCCAATTTGGGAGGTCTCCATCGGCAACCGTTTTGTCATTGGCCTCAGGTTTCTTCTGACCAAAGAAAACGGTAATCGGTTGCATTTCAATCATTGCGTCAAATAGTTTGTCATAAGCGCCCTCAGTGTACATGTGCTCTGCTGAAATCGACCAATTGAATTTGGTTGGTTTCTTTGAGCTATAAATCCCATGATCCTTTGAACTCACTTCTTGGGTTTCAACACCCGATTTAAACGAGTGGCTTTTGCCAAATGCAAGTGATTTGCCCTTGTCGTCAAACAGCATAATGTCATCACCGCGTGTAATTTCTTGTGCCATAATTGTATATATAATAAATTTATTATTTTAATCTTCTGTTTTTGTTGTTGGTTGTTCTTTCTTTTCCGTGTAATATACTTCTCCGCTGAATGTGAGCGTCTGCATATAAACGTCTTGCTCAAAATCCTCGCTTGCGTCTGTGAGCTCACAATGCTTTAAGAATGTGTGCGCTTCCTCTAATTTATCAGTGTCCCGCAAAACTACTCCTTGGCAAAAATGATTTCTGATATAAGACGCATAAACGCAAGTTTCACTATATGAGCCCGCACAAACATTGATTTCAAACTCGACCCTATCACAAACAAGGCCATCTTTGCTATAACTTGGGGTGGTGCTCAATCGCTTGAATGTTATCCAACGCTGATTCCTTGAATTATCATTGCTTGGGAATGCAACGCATGGATATAGATTAAACTGTGGCATATCTTCCTCACTTCCCTTCTTTGTTTGTACATTGTCCTCATTTGTCCATATTGCCATTATCAGATTATGACTTATGAGACCCGCTAAATAGAAAGTGTTTATCATCGTTGTTCTACTGTTTTAATTTGGCCAAGGCCTTATTCATTTCATTGTTATACTCTTGTCCAAATTTGGATTGATAACTTGCAAGGGCTGAATCATAGAAATGCGCTCCTATCATTGAACCCGTCCTTCCGCCGTTCTCTCTGAAACGTTGTTGTGTGCCTTTGTCCAACCATCCAAGTCTGAACCAACCTGAGCGCTTGTTCCGTTTGTTCTTTGTAATCCTAACGTAGCGGGCAAATCCTTTGTCGTCCTTGCGGAACGTCTTCCCCGCTCTCACGCCTTGTAATAACTTATCATTGTAGAGCTTGCCGTTTTTGTTTTTGCGAGCGTCGGTTATATGAATGCCTGATGATCTCAGGTTCTTTCTTACCTCATTTCTAAGGTTCAACCCGCACTTACCAATTGCCATTCTCGAGGCCTTTTTGCTCTCCTTCTGTATATCAGAAATATACTTCTTGGCCGTGTTCCTTACTGTGATTGCTAACTTCATATCTTAGAAATATTCTATACCGTTTTGCGTCCTATCAACATACAACCAAAATTCTTTCAATTCAGGCTTGTGCTGTATTTCAACAACCCGAAAAGTGTTGCAATATTCTTCCGTTTTTTGATTGAGAACCTTTGAACTCAACAGTTGAACGATTTTGCCCTCTGAAATATAGCTGTAATCATGATAATCTCTCACTGCAAATAATCTACTTGTGATTGGGCGCATAGCTTCTCCATATTCACCATATTTGGAGGGGTTGTCTTTTACTTCACGACAAAATATCACCTTCATATCTTCCAACGTTTTCTTTGGTCTAATAGTCCGTTGGCTATATCCCGCGCCTTTCCAATCAAAAGGTGCACCCTTAACGTTAGATGAGTGCGCCGTCTCATCTTGTTCATCCTGAAAATCAGCCGTGCCCACTCGCAAAGTCATGTTATATTTACCCGCAAACATATCAACCGTATCTCTTATATAATGATAATATGTACTCATATGAATGATTTCCCTTCTGTAAGTTTGAAAGGCTCTCACGATTCATGTACCATGTACCAACAAGCAATTTAATAGCATGAGCAAGAGGCAATTGCCCCTCACTCTTGCCATCAATATCATCACAGATATGCATTTCAACAACTTGTTTTGCTGCACCGATTAGACTTTGGAGATAGGAATCTTCCCCATGCCAATCAGCTTCAAGGTTCAAATGTTGCTTGATTTCATCCAATGTAATTTCCATTCTGTTTAATCGTTATGAATCTTATTTCAATGCACCAACCTTAATTGTTTCAGGTCTAAGCACTTTCACGTCGCAGTAGAAATTTACTACCAAACGCACAAGGCCACTTGCTGCTTTTGTCATTGGATCAACAGTAATATCCAAATTACCCCAATTGGCAATTACAACATTAGAAAAATCACCATAGGCAAAGCGTTTTTCTGCAATGTTGCTTGTGCTGAGGGCTTCCGTTCCATCAACTGCGCCGTTTTCATATACAAGATTTGTCGTCTTATCACCCTTCACCATGTTGCGCAATGCACCCTTAGCTTTTGGAGAAAGAAGATAAACAACTTTGCCATCAACATTTGCATTCTCAACATCAGCTTCAAGGTCTGTAAGGTCTTTGAATTTTGCTACTTCTGTGAGGGGTGTTCCGTTATTGTAGAAAAGGCCTTGGGGCATGGTGTTTGTGCCTTGTTCAGCACCGAGGAACGTTTTTTCTAACTTGCTGTTGATAGCTGAAAGAATCTCTTCACGGATTACACGCTCAGCGCTTGCGGAATCTTGTAACAAGAATTGCTTGGAAACGTCTACAACGCAAGACAAACGCTTTGGAGATAATTTCACGTGGGTGAATGTCATATCAGTTGCGGCCGTCTCGCTTGTTTCTCCCTCCCAACTACAATTTGCAGAAGAAGATAACGGGAATTGAACATCACCCGTAAGATTCTCGAGTACTCTTGCGCCCGCCTGAACGAGGACATTTTTAGCTTTAAGGCTACCCATCACGTCCATGAGGTTGGTTGCAACGATATCTTCACCTTCACTTTGAACAGTGATTGCACGTTCTTCAACGGCTGTGGGCAATTGGATTTGGCCAACCAACGAGAGGGAACGATTTCTCATTTCTGCCTGACCTTCTAAAATCACAGCTTGTGCGATTGGGTCTAAACTTCTATTTTCTGATACTGCGCGGATTGCGCCAAGTAATGAAAAGCTTCTCTTTTCCATTTGTTTCTCTGTATTGTTATTATAATTATAATTTTCTTCTTTGGTTCTGAGTTCTGTTTCTAATTCATTGATTTCCTCATTGATATTAGAAATGTCCTTGCGGAAATTATCCATCTTCATTTTATCATCATGAGAGAATGAACGGATTTCCAATTTCCGCTTGTTACAGATTTCACGGACTTCTGAAACGATTTGTTCTTTCAATTTCCGTTTCTCTTCTATGTCTTGTTTAATATGATATGTGCTTCTCATATAATATAAATAGTCTCTTATCGTGATAATTACAACGTTTGGATTACAAATTCTCAAATTCTTTTATCGTCGCGTCCATGATATTGTTTATCTCAGTGCTCTTCAATTCCACCTCTTCCAATTTGCGCTTGTTCTGAACGCTTGTTGCTTCATAGGCGGGGGTAAACACGGGGCTAACGTCAAATAATAAATCAACCTTTGAGATTTCACGACACAAAACGGGATCTGCGTCCTTATCAAAAGGCCACTGATAAGAAAATTCATCACCACCTTCCGCTATTGTAAATGCAAAGCTACTCCCCGTAATATCACCACGTCTAAGGTATTCCAAGAGTTCATCCCCGTATTGTGTTTTTGGAGCTTCAAACGTGTATTTTAGGCCTTTCTCGTCCACTTCTAATATAAGGCTGCCTTCTCCATATTTGGAACGTGCTAATACCTTTTGGTCGTCGTGATTGAGCTTGCAAATAACGTCTGAACGTTTAATTGTTTCTTCTGTAATTGCGCCCTTCAATATCTTCTCATAAAAACCAAGGTCGTTGCTCCATGTCTCAAAAATGACCGCATAGCCTGAAACGATTCTATCTTCATACCTCTTTTCTCAATTTCCTTCTGTTCCTTCATTTTCTTCTTGTGTGTCTGAATTATTTATCGTGTTCTGTTCTATATCCGTGTAAGCGATAATGTGTTTATCGCCGTCCTTAATTGCTTCATAGCCCAATTCATTTCTAACTTCATTGATAGATAAGCAGCCGTTTTGCAAGAGCGTTGAATAATAGCTTGCTTGTGCGCTTTTGCTCATTCTAAGCATTGAGTTCTCATCTAAATCAATTCTGAAATTCTTCTCGCTTGGTGCAAATAATTTGCGTGTAAATTCTTCCTCTAAAAGCGTGATGATTGGCTGCAATGTAAACGTCAAAAATTGATTGGTCAATTCTTCAATGTTCTTTGGTTCTCCCATTCCCAATAATTGAGGAGGCACGCCCATAAACTGACAAATTTGCTCTTGGTGGAACTTTCTGCTTTCAAGTAATTGTTGGTCGTTTGCCGTCGATGAAAGGCTTTGATACCGCATATTACCTTGTAATACACAAACGCCGTTGCTTGAAAGGTTTGAAGCCCACTTTTCTTTGATATCCTCACGTTGGGTTTTTGTGAGTTGACTTTCCACCGTGAGAATGCCCCTTGGTGATTGCCCATTATTTTCAAACAGATTTAAGGCCGTTGCTTCTGCATAGCCCGCCCCTTTCAAGGTTCTATTCATGAGGCTAAGAGTTGAAGTACCAACAATCCCATCTTTGCTATTCTGCACAAGATGAAGCATATCATAAGGCTCAATCTTTTGTTTGGAAATGCTTGGAATCTGATAGTATAATTCTCCCTTTTGCTTGTTATATACAACCTGAACTTCTGTTGGTTGCATGTATGTTATTTGCTTCACATTGCCGCCGTTATCACGATGAATATAAGCAAAACCATTGCCGCTTGTAATAACATCCTTCACAAGGTTATGAACAAACTGATAACGAGTTAATAGCATGTTCTGAAACACAACATTCAATCGGTGATTGTTCCTATGTTTCTTGTTCCCTTGTTTGTCAATGAACAGAACACTAATCGGGAGATTTGCAACGCTGCTGCTTATAAGCTCAACGCAACGATGAAATGCACTCAATGTATAAGGGCTTTCATTGAAGTTTAAGAATGGGAAATTCAGCGCATTTGCAACCTGTTGTTCATAGCTAATTGACGGCTCAAAATTCCGCTTTTCCCTTGTTATATTCAAACCAAATATCTTCATTGGTATTATTGATTTTTTCTATATTATATTGAAGTGTCAAATTGGGGCTGTAATAAGTAGCCCCCAAGTGCGCTGAGCATGGAAATTGTCGAGTCGATTTTTGCAGCTCCTCCTTTTGCCATCCCTTTTTTAACGGGCTTGCAATTCTCGTTGTGGTCAAATTTAAGCTCTACATTATCAAAGCAAAATCGGGTCAGAATGTTATTATCAATTCTGCAATTTCCCATCTTAACCAAACGTTCAAATTCCTTGGTTGGTCTATTAAATGACCAAAGCGCTTGTGAAAATGGAACGAGGGGCAATCCCTTTGCTGTTGCGTCAATCGCCCATTGCGTAGCATTGTAACTATCGTAGAACACCCCCCCGACTGTGTAGCGCTCCACAATTTGAAGAAGTACTTTTGTAACCTCTGAATAATCACAGACATTTCCGTTGGTAACAATTAAATCACCGCGCCTGCTTGCTTTCCGATATATTTCTTGGTTCATGTTCTGATGAAGTGCTGATTCAGGTAAGAAATTCCACGTTTTGAAGTAATAAAGGCCATCTTCCACAACCATCATGCTCAGGGCTGTGAGATCACACGTACTCGCTAAATCTACCCCGCACCAAACAATAGTATTATCAGGGTCAAATTGGTCAAGGCTTATATCGCATGTGATATTTAATATCTCATCATGAGTTAGCCAAGTCTTTTCATAATCGGTTAATCCCCAAAATCCAAAATTCTTGCACTTCACAAAAGGCTCTACAGTGGGCGATTGCGCTCGATTCACTTCAATCTGTAATTTATCAGGGTATAAAGTCTGATTTAAGCTCGGATTTGCTTTAATCCAAGTTTTGGGGTCTTTATAGTCGTCCCCCTCATCAAGACAATAGATAAAAACGAGTTGTGAATCATCTTGCACTTTTCCGCTCAGAATCTCAATCATTTCTTTTCTCTTGGTATAGGCAACGCCGTTCATGTCAAAGCCCGCCGAGGTTATGATTATTCCCATTGGATTGCGTCGCCCTTGCATACCTGAACACATGTTTGCATAAACCTTTTCAGAGGTCGACTCGTGAAATTCATCACAGAGGAAGCAGTGAGGATTCAGGCCGTCAAGCCTTTTACTGTCTGCTGCAAGACAACTAATTTGAGAATTGGTCATCGGGAACTTAATAGAATCCCTGAAACGATGAAATAGCTTGTTCTTGGGGTCTAAACCACCGAGGAATTTATGCGCATAGTCATAGGCAAGTAATGCTTGTTTGTGGCTGTTTGCGAGAAAATAAACATCGCTTGATTGTTCACCGTCCGCAATCATCATATATAGAAGAATCGCAGCAGCAAGAGCCGTTTTTCCGTTCTTTCTTCCCACCTCAAACCAAACATATTGAACAACACGCCGATTCTTTGGTTTGCCTTCTTCATCTTTCCAATAGAAACCAAACATATTTGCGATTATGAATCTTTGGAAGTCTAATAATTGGAATTGTTTCCCCGCGTGTTCACCCTTGAAATGTTTGAGCTTTGAAATGAAATTCACAACCCTATCAACTGCACGAGGCCTGAACTCCATATCAGGACGAGAAAACCAATCGAGGTAACGTTTGGTTGCTTGTTTTATGTATCGATTTGCCGTTATCTTGCCACTTTGAACGTCCAACGCATATTGCTTGTATTTGAGAAGAGAATCAGTGCCTTTTGAATCACTCTTCTCCTTCATAATTGGAACTTGTTAGTATGCTGATGAAATCTTCTGCGCTTATATCTGAATCATTCTGTTCCTTTGCGCTCTTCACTCTACTTGCATAGTAGGGTGGAATGCCCATCAAGGATAAAAGTTTTATGATTGTAGCTTGCGCCTCCTTTTGAACCGTCAACAATGGATTGCGTTTCTTGGTCTGAACATCATAAATCCCAAAATTCTTGATACTCTTTCTGCATTCTGAAAGGAGGTCGAGATTATCAACAAGCATATCCAAAAGGATTTCATACTCAGGATTTAGCCCCACTTCACCCGTCTCTTCATCAACTTCTGAGTGCTTCAATATCAAAGCCGCTTTGATTGTGTCAATATAGTATTTTGAACTTCTCTTCATTGTCGTTTTTCATTTGTCTCTATAATAATAAATAGTGCGCTACTTGGAATTTGTCAAGGTTGCGCGATATTTAATTTCCCGTCTTATTCTCCATATAAGCGCTATATTACCACCACCTGAACGTTTCCCCATAATGAACGATATAATGCAGTAGAACGGATATAAACGTTGATAATCGGGGGTATCGTTGGATATAAGGATATAATGCAATCTGCGATTGTTGTATTGGTTATATCCTTTATTGGTTTTATATAGGGTCTTTCCTTTCAAGTATTACATTCATGAATCGTTTCACTCTCATTCATGTATGAACTCGTGTTACTCGTTCATGTGTACTTGTATCTTGATAATCGGTTATCGTTGGATATGATTGGAATGTTCCATATAATCCTATTATGGGTTTATCCCTATGTTATGGGGGTTATTCCACTTTGTCATAATCCATAGGTAGTTTTTATTGTAGGGTGGATTTATGGTTATGTTGTTGGGTGTGACCGACATTGTGATTTTATTATATAGAACTACACATCCAAGAATATATCTCAGAATCACAAAAACGGTCAAGGCGTTAGCAACAATAAAACCTATATACAAAGAAAAACCACCACACGTTATAAACGCATAGTGGTACAAACACATATAAAAACTAAGTTGTCAGTTTTGGTAATTCCTTCAATCGACTTTGTAAAGTAGAAAGCGCGATTTTAATTCCTTTCTCTTGCAACTTCTTCAAGAGTGCACGTTGTGCAATATCAGGATTATCCTTTAGAACTTCTCTAATCGCTTTCTGCTGCATTCCTACTTTGATACTGTTTCTTGTTTCATTGAAACGCATTGTTCTTGAATAGAAATCTTTTATCCATTCAAAGGTTATTCCCAAACGCTTGGTCTTCTCGTTCTTTTCTACAATCGCAAGTGCTTCTTTTGGAGTTTCCATGCCTGAAACAACATCAAGCACGCATTCCCGTTTTACTTGGGATAATAGCGTGCTATAACCAACATCACGATTCACTTTGCTCTTCTTGATGATGATTCCACTTTTTGGGCGGCTTGTCTCTCTGAGAAAATCCAAGCGGTTTTTATATCGTTCTTCAATGTCTTCTTCTGTGTATGAATCAACTTCTTCCATCACCTCAATAAGATCACGAGGAGTAAGCGAGTGGTTAGAATCGAGGTTGTGCAACTCTATCTTCTGCAACGTGCGATATAAGATTCTATTCAGGTCGCAACGAGGATTCAGGAGCTTATATAATGACATGGTTTGTAATAACCAATGCTTCAATGTCTCACTGCCATTATCGGCAAAGTGCCCCCGATAAATGAAATAGGGCATTTGGAAGTACTTCTTCTCATCAACATACTGATAAGGAATTTTGGAATCAGGGCTAAAATTCCACCCTTCATGCTCCAATCTGTAATTCACCCATCCTTTTTCATATCCATCAACGCCCCATTTTTCCGCAAATTGATTCCAAGGGATATTCTCATAATCGTTGCACATGTCATAATTGATATATGCATTGCAACCTTCATTCTTTGCCGTGTTATTTGCCTTGTGAGCGTGTT